GTAATTTCATCATGCATCACCCCCTGACTCGCTTTTCAGCAGCATAAAACTCATCAGACAGTATTTCGGTCATTTTCTGTTTTGCGGGTTTTACGCCGCACTGAAGGTAAATCACATCGTCAACGCAGAACCACTTCACAGGGCCAAACAGGATTGCCGAGAAATCAATACCCAGCCAGAACAACAGCGCATCGGTTCTGGCATACGTGACGGGCGAATATTCACGCCACAGACTGTTCAGTTCATCAGAGGCAACACGCAGGGTTTTAGGGATACGTGATGTGCGCGGTGTGCAGCTCCAGCCATTCGACGCAGTCGGTTTTCGCCATAAGTCGCGATGAAAAGGATATTTGTCCTCCGTAAAACGCAGTCCCTTAAAGCAAAATCCACTGATACCGGATACAAATACCGACCGGCACGCAACATTCAGCACGGCCTCAAGGCGTTTTGCCTCATCCTTAACTTTCTGGCAGTCCTGCTGGTATTTTTGCCACGCAGCCAGCGCGGAAGGGTTTGATGTTTTAAAGAACATTACGCCACCTCCGCAGATATCCCGGCAGGCGCTGCTGTCCGGTCAACAATCAGGTAGCGCAGAACATGTTCAGTGATATTCCAGCCGCTTAAACCGCAGATAATGACGCCCAGGCGTATGTCGATATACGCCATCACAAACTGGGGCACGCCTTCTTTCATGGCCTGCTCATCAACTTCAGCCACCACATAAACGGTTTCACAGGTCAGAACGCCCTGAGCAAATTCCCACGCCATCGACGGAATATCATGCCCCTCAATCCATGGCAGGGATTTTCTGAAGCTGCACCACTGAACATCATCAGCCGCAGATTCCTGGCTGCATTTGCGACGAACCGGCTGCACCGGGCGGGGGCGCGGAATATCATAAAAACCGTTACATTCCGTCAGCACGCCTGCATCAACCGCATCACGCAGAAAATAAACCATGGAGGATGGCGGCATATTCATTTTTTCAGCCAGTACACCGCAGGTCAGGCGGCCATAAATACGCAGCCAGTTTTTAACCCCTTCAAGCACTTTTGCATCAATCATGATTTATTTCCCCACCACATTATTAATGACGATATAAACGTATTTCATATTTCTTAACCCTTATTTTCTGTTTTCAGGCGCAAGCAGTCCCCTGACGCGAGCGCCATAATTAAAATGAAGTGATATTTAATTGATTAATGCGGTGTTATTTATTCAGTCCGGCGTCCTGTTCAAAAGGCTCGACATAAAAACTTTCAGCGCCTTTATTCACCTTGATACCGGCAATGCCTTTCACAGCATCCGGCTCCGCCAGGACGGCTTCCTTGTTCACTTCCTCTTTCGTGCGGATGAAACGCTCAAGCCCCATACGGCGCAGCATTTCAATCACACCTTCCACATCACGGCTGACGCTGCATGATGGCGTTCCCAGCCGCCATGACACCGTTCCGGTGGTCAGATTGGCTGTTTTGGTTTTGCCGCCGTTCGTCAGCTCATCACGGTTGGTTTTGCACCAGTCCTGAATCCCTTTAAAAAGCACTTTGATTTGCTTTTTAAGATTTTCAATCTGCGGCGTATAACGGGCGGTGATTTCTGCCACTTCGTCATTCATCGCCGTTTCCAGGCGTAGCGCCTCTCGCTGAATATCTCCCAGGGTGCGGATATCACGGCTGACTTCTTCCCGGGTCTGCGGTGCCGCCTCGGCTGCGGCCTTTAATTTTGTAACGCGTTTAGCCATTTTGTTTTTCCTTATTGCAGTGTGCCTGATGCTTTATGCACGCGGTGGCGTTTAATGATGGCATCCGCTCCAAAAGACTGTGCAGATGCCTGAAATTCCGCTGAGAGAAACTGAATAATTGCAGGACTGTGATACTGGAGAATACTTGCATAAACGTCACAGAGTGACGTCGGCCTGTTATCCGTATCACGTTCTGTTTTCACATCCACTCCAATCTTTTCATGCACTTCAACACAGTCATTGCCTGCCAACTTTTCGTCATGCGAAACATGATTAAATTCAAAAATAACGCGTACTTTGCTCATGGAATTACCCCTGTTGATTAAATTCATTACCGTTAATAACCCCGGAAGTCATGCCTCTGTCTTTCATGAATGCACTGGCTTTCATTGCCACAAACTCTGCGAAGTTTCTGCTTTCTGCCAGCATAACCACCCCAAAAATCATGGCGGGTCCATTATCTTTCTTCTTTATTCCGGTTGAACGTATGTCCAGACTTACCCCCATGCGCACTGTTCCATCAGCGTTTTTATGGATAACGTGCTCCTTATATTCGAAAATAATGCGTACGACTTTACTCATCCTCTGGTCCTCGTTCTGTTTGGATAACTGACCCGGCGTCTAACCTCACGGCAGAACCGAATCATGGCATTAAAGGCTTCTTCCTCCGTCACCGCTTCCGGTATCCCCGGAACCAGTAACTGCTCCTGTTCATCACGTCCATGACGCGCCATAACCTCAATCACATGCCGTACCGTGGCAGGCTTTCCGGCAACTATCGGCAATGCACCTTCCGGCAGGACGTAACCAAACTCAATAAGACCACTCGACCACGCCCATGCAATGAGATTTTTTTTCACCTCACACCTCCCAGTAAACCGTGCAGCCGCTGATGCGGGTGGCCTTCACACGGCGGCGCAGGCCGTTGGTCTGTATGGTGATTTCAATTTCACCGGTTCCCTGCACGTTGCCTACCGGCGGCGTGGTTTTCAGTGCAAAACGTTGCGGATAGCGCTTACTGCGTTCCAGTACCGCACCGGCAAGTTCGGTCAGACGGCGCGCGCTGTTCAGGGAGTCGAATAAATTCATTTTGTTACCGCAGGATTGCATATTCATATAACACCTCGTTTAGCTGATTCGTTTTGCACCGATAAAACGACAAATATTGCTGTAAGCTTCTTTCGCACCTTCACGATCAAGTCCGGCAGATATCACCATTCTGGTGCGATCATTAAATTCAAAAAGTAAATCGCCACATTCTTTATTTTCGGACACGGAGACTGCTTTGACGTTATCGAAATTCACCAGGTGAAAGCGTCCGTAAATATCAGGAATATTAAATGCAATCATAATCACACCTGTGAGAGTAATTCAGGGTTGGTATAAACCTCTTTAAAGGCCGCATTAATATGTTTTTCTGTCAGCGCCGCGCCTTCACCACTGGCGGTGATCCATGCCTGGTTAAGCGTATGTGTCAGAACGCGTAACGCTCCCGGCTTTTCAGCGATAGCCTGCATGACGGCCAGCTCGGCCTCACCACTGATCCCCCACGCCATGGCAATGGCCAGCACATCCGCCTTTTTGGCCTTGCGAAGTTGTTTTGTACGGGCAAGACGGCTGAACAGGCGCGATAAATCATCAAAGGCGCGGCGTCCACCTTTAAACAATCCGCGCGGGTTACCAATAAGCACCATCCCGATCCCCGTGGCGTCCTGGATTGCCCGGAGTTGCTCCAGACCGTCAATACCAAGATGATCCGCCTCATCCACAATCACCAGTCCACGCGTTCCCATCAGGCGACGGCGGATGGCGCGGGATAATGCCCCTTTGTTCGCGCGGGTGTAATCAATCCCCAGCGCATCGGCCAGCTCCAGCAGACACTCCGTGACGCTGGAGTGCGCGGGTGACAGGGTGATCATCCAGGTGTTTGGTTGCTCCTGGCAGTAATTACGGGCAGTGGCCGTTTTACCCACACCCGGTACGCCCACAATAACGTTAATACAGCCCATCAGGCGAACCGCCTGAAACAGTGCGCGCAGCTCCTGGACTGTCTGAGTTTCCACAAACTGCGGCGGTTCCGGCAGTGCGCTTTGTTTATTCCAGTTCTCATACCAGGAGCGCAGGGAAGCAGCCACAGCAGCGTTATCGCCTTTATATTTTCCCTTACGGAAAGCCGATAATGTGCCGTCGGAAATCCCCGCCTCTCTGGCGATGGCATACTGCGTCAGTACGCCGCCATCAATAAGTTCATCAATGGTCTTGATTACATCGTTAATATCGGTCATATTATTCACCTCGCTTGAGACAGCATTCTCCGAGACTGAAACCTCAAATAACCTGAGTCACCCCTCGGGTTATTTTTTTATTTCAGGCCAGCGGATCACTTTCTTTTAATTTCGCTTCGAGCAGTTGCAATCCCCGCTGGAAATTACGCTCGTATTCTTCATCAGGTTCATCGTCAGCGACAGGTTGCTGAACGGTCACCGTATTACCCACAGGGCGGTAGATGTTTTCCAGCCAGGGCTCCTGCGGCTTGTGCTCCAGCACGTTGACAACCTCATCCTCGGCATCACGGATTTTTTCCTCTGCGCGTTTACGCATACCTTTAAGGCGCTGCTGCTGTTTGTAGTATTCCGCGCTGACAGGGAAGGCTTCGCGTTTATTGCCGTCCCATACCGCCTCGCAAATCACGCTGCCATCCGGGCGGCGCACGGTAATTCGTTCGGCATCATGAATGTCATAGCTGATAAGTACCTTACGGCCATGCTCGTCACGCAGCTCGGGCGCGTAGTAAATATTATTCAGCCAGCGTATTTCACAGCGTCTTACAGGGCGCTCCACCATCGGCCGGAACATATCCCGCAGTTCAACATCGGACAGCCATTCAATTTCCGTGTCCTCTTCCGCCAGGCGTTTTTTTCTGAACTCCGCCGGGCTGTAATGTTTACCGTTCGGCTTCATGGGTAATTCATCGTGCGGCCGGTTGTTGTACCACTCAACACCGTCACGAATGGCATCAATCAGTTCAGACCAGGACGGTAAATCACGCATCGCTGACTGCTGCCGGGCGTTCAGCCGTTTGCCCTGTTGCAGGGCACTGAATGCCGAGCGTAAATCGCGGTTGGTTTTACGTAACGTCTCGCGATCTGCTCCTTTCCCGAAATAGGTGCGGTATTTACGGGCTATGCGCATCGGTAATGTGCGGTTAAGCCGTTCGATAATGCCCCGTCCCTGCGGATTACCGGCAATCCCTGTCGGGTGATTAATCCCCAGTCGTGGCAGTATCCCCACAATCTCCTTATCCAGGACGTCGGCGGTTTCCCCGGAGCCATTATCCGAGTAATACAGAAACGGTTTGCCATGATGGCGAATACCGTGCTGTATGGCACCGGCTACGGCGAAAACATTTTCAGCCAGGTCAAGGCTCCAGCCCACCACAAAGCGCGTGCCACCGTCGATAACAAAGGTCACTTCCGGTGCGAATGGCCGCCCGTGAACCGGGTGCGCGCATTTCAGCTTCATGCCGTGACCGTCACCAATCCAGACATAATTCACCGGCATTTTTGACCAGTCGCGGCGCGTGAATCCCTCAAGCTGGCGGTATTCACTGCCAGTTACCCGGCCTTTTTGTTTCACCACTTCCGGCAGTTTCTTCATTGCGCGGCGAATGGTGTCATAAGAGGGCATGATATCGAGCATATAAGGCTCATCAGCGTGCCGGTGCTGCCATTCAGCAACAAAATCCTCGTAAGCCTCGGTCATTGGTCGGCCGTTTGACTGGCGATACTGCGCCAGAAATTCGGGCAGCCAGTTAATATCTTCGGCTTTTATTTCCTGGCGTTTACCCGGTGCCAGTAAAAGCAGGCGTTCAGCGGCGTTCTGTGCCTTGTTAAAGGCCGCAATCCAGCGTTTCAGCGTGATTTCACTCAACGCACGGCTGTTTCCCTTTTTGGCGTTCGCCGTCTCAACCATTGCCACAATGCGCTCGTCCAGTTGCGAACGTGCCAGGTTGTCAACGATAAACCGGATAGCCTTCGCACAGCTGAAACCAGGTTGTTGCGCGACTTTCAGAACTTCGCTGACGATCGCGATTCGTGCATCAGCCACCTGGCGCTGGTTTTCAGTCAGGGCATTGAGGCGTTCGAGCATCAGTTGTGGTGATCCGCGATATGCCTCCACCGCATCAACCACGGCAGATGAGCGTCTGGCCTTTGTCACCACCGGAGCCGGTGATTCATCAGCTTTTTGCGTCATCAGTTGAAGGGCATAACGTTCACGCAATACTTGTTGCGCGCCAGAAGGCAAACAATCGATATTAAATTCGATTGCTTTTGTCCCCTTACGTTTGCGTAACATGGCTGCATTTCCCGCAGCTGCTTTTGTGAGTCGATGGCGAATGTTATGTTCCATCATTGGTAAATCAGGAAGACCAACACATTCTTTTGCTGTTACCCACATACATCCCCCATCAAGCCACTTCTCTGGCGTCCACCTGGTATCTGCTGGGCCAGATTACAGCAGGTTCAACCCCTATTTTTTCGGCGATGGCGGCTTCGTATTTACGGCACTGGCGGTAAAACACATTGCGCATTGATCCGCTTTTTAATCCTAACTCCCTTTCCAGTTCAGGGAGGTCTGTGCCTTTGTTTTCAAGGGCTGCATATACCGCTTTAGCAGACCAGTCACACCCCTCTCGAACAAACAAATTATTCGATGCTTGTCTGGATACCCTCATTGTGTGATCCTCTCATGTTTACCTGAACCGATAATCAAAACCGGTTATCGATTTAGGTAAATCATAATCGCAAAATAATTCGATATCAACGGTTTTTTGCGAGCATATCGAAATTAAATGCGATGTCGATAATTTCTTTGTTTTATAGGGGGTTATATGGATAAGGCAGAAAAAACCGTATCCAGTGCGGAACGGTTTATTGATATGGAAGGAATAAACCGATTTTCAGAACGCTTAGCTATGGCTATGGGAAACATGACAAACGTCGAACTGGCGACCCTTTGTGGACTATCTGAAGCCACAGTAAGAAATTACAGGAAGGGGAAAAACTTCCCTCCTTTGGATAAACTGGCCTTAATAGCTAAAGCCTGTAATTGTTCACTCGACTGGTTGGCCACAGGCAAGAACGAAGATGAATGCGGAAAAATCGGAAAAAATTGCGATTCAGGTTCGGGTATTGATCAGGCGCTTAGCTCTCTAAGCCCCCAAGAGAAGCAATTAATCCTTACATTCATCAGGCGAGAAGGTACTAACAACCTTGTCAGGCTGGCAGCAATGAATACATCTACAATCAGCCAGGATGCGGTAGAAAGCATCATTGATGCCTTGCCATTACGTCCCGTACTAAAAAATGCAATAAAGATAGGAATGGCGGGAAGTGAAGAAACAGACAAAGAGATTTTGCGCGTTATTGAGAAGTACAACTCGAGCAATAACGCCACCCAGGAATCAGGGGCAGTGACAGTAAAGAAAAATGTTGTTGGTTAAGCGCCATCGCTATCATGAGGTGGTGCTGTAAATACATATAGAGATCATATGACTCATCCCAAGATAATCACGCTATTGAATAGTAATTCATGATGATTATCATACTGATTATAGTTAGATCGATTATGTGAGCATTTTGGCAGTTTGAAGATGTTTTGAAGAAGATTTTAAGGGTAAATTAGCAGTATCAAATGTGCCGCCGTTTTTTGATCTTTTGACTATTTGTTGAGCAGTCGGTATCAAAAAGAGTTTTCCGTCCGAAGTATACATCACCTGTTTTATTTCAGCATCTTACAGGTGATTTCACCTCCTTTCACTAAAACCCTTGTCGGTATCAAATGATTCACCTGGTTACACCCATGCGTCTTGATCGACAGAAGTTTTATAATGTGCATCGTTATAATCTACGATGCTGTCCGCGCTGTACGCTTTGCTGGCCTGGAAACCATCCGCAACAATGACGCCGCCGTTATCAATTTCACAGGTAGTCGGGTTACCGTACTGACTCAATTCCGCAGCGGTAGCTGTACGCTCGAGACGCCATGGGTTATTGGAGTTTTCAGCGCTGGTACCCCGTGGGCAATCTTTAGACCCAACCCACCAGGCGTTCTTGTAAACATTACCATTGAAAATAACATGGTAAATTTCGCTACCTTCCTGGCCGCTCCACGCTTGCAATGAGTAATCGTTAACGCTATCCGCTGGTGTTGATGGCTCGCTGTTATCCGGAGTTGGGGTCACCGGTGTTTCCGGAGTTGGATCAACCGGAGTCACAGCACCGCCATTATTATCCGGCTTAACGGAACAGGAGCCAGGGTTACCATACTGGCTGATTTCTGTTGCCGTTGCCGCGCGAACATAACGCCATGGGTTACTGGCATCGTTTTCTTTCGCATCGCCTGGGCAATTTGCCGCGCCTACCCACCAGGCGTTCTTATAAATGCCGCCGTTATAGATAACGTACCATGTAGAAGAACCTTCCTGACCTTTCCAGGCTACTACAGCATAGTTGTCGTTTGACTTATCAGCTGGGGCTGGCTGAACATCAGGAGCCGGTTTAACGTCCGGTGCCGGTTTCACATCCGGTGAAGGCTGTGGTGCTGAAGTACAGGACTGTGGATTACTGGTTTCTGAGATTTCCGTTGCCGTAGCGGCACGAACATAACGCCATGGGTTGCTGGCATCATTGCTTTTCGCATCACCCGGACAGTTAGAAGAGGCTACCCACCAGGCATTTTTATATACCGCACCATTAAAGACGACATACCAGGTCTGACCGCCCTGCTGTTTATTCCAGGCAACTACAGAAGAATTAGACGGAACAGTGCCCTGTGCTGGTGTAGCCGAACCGCCATTAGCCGGCGTATTGGATGCAGGCGTATTTGAATTTGAAGAAGATGAGCTGCCGCTCTTTTCGCAGGAAAGTGTATTGCCAAACTGACTAATTTCAGCAGCTGTTGCGGTACGCTTTAAACGCCACGGGTTAGTTGCATCATTTGCTTTCGCTTTTCCCGGGCAATTTGTAGAAGAAACCCACCAGGCATTTTCATAAATTTTGCCATCGAAAATAACCTGATATTTATTACCACCTTGTTGGTTATTCCATGCTTCCATTGCCAATGCTGGCAGAGCGGAACACACCAGCCCCATACCAATCATAGATTTAGTAAATATATTTAATTTCATTATAATCCCTTGTGACGTAAAAACTGCAAAACAAAAGTCCTACGCAGGAATTATTTACGTTTTACGAGAACCCTTCAATATGAATTAAAGTGCGGCATTAAAAATAAGAAAAAAGCCTGACAAATGAAGAATTTTAAAAACAGAAACATTCATATTTAAAATGTTAAATTGAATTGATATTTTAAATATGAATAATTTATTCGTTCTGACAGTACGAATAAGATATGCCGTCAACAAATGCAAAAAGGGCGCCGAAGCGCCCTTTTCAATTCAAAACTAATTAACGTGTAATTAGCCCAGAACTTTAGCAACAACGCCCGCGCCAACGGTACGGCCGCCTTCACGGATTGCGAAACGCAGACCGTCGTCCATCGCGATCGGGTGGATCAGGGTAACAACCATTTTGATGTTGTCGCCCGGCATTACCATCTCTACGCCTTCCGGCAGTTCGATGGTACCAGTCACGTCAGTAGTACGGAAGTAGAACTGCGGACGGTAGCCTTTGAAGAACGGAGTATGACGGCCGCCTTCATCTTTGGACAGAATGTACACTTCAGATTCGAACTTGGTGTGCGGCTTGATGGTGCCCGGCTTAGCCAGTACCTGACCACGTTCGATTTCTTCACGTTTGATACCACGCAGC